CCTGCTACATTCTTCCACATACCACCAAGTTCTCCCAATTCAAGGAGACCGTAGTATCTGTCTAAACCTCTTTCATCATAGTAGAGTCTTATCTCTACTTGTTGGTTTTCTTTTGAGAGTCTAGATTTAGCCGTCTTAGCTTTAATAATGTTTCCAACAACCTCTGTCTTATCCTTTTCCTTTTTTTTGCTGAGATAAATGATCGTAGACGCGGCATACTTGAGGCCACTGCCTCCTCCCATTTCTTTAGTTGGGACATAAGATCCGATGACATCGTAAGTGTGATTTGTAACTATAAGTGGTATATTTGCTTGACCAAGTTTGAGAGTTAACATACGAAATGCACCCTTAACAAGTTGTGATTTGGTCATGTCACGAACCTGTTTATCATCTAAAGCATCACGAATTTCTTTCTCTGTGGAAAGCATGCCCAGAGAATCTAACACAAACATACAAGGTTTGCGATTTTCTTCTTCCGTCTTCAAGTATATATCAACTGCACGAAGTGCCTTACTTCGAAACTCTTCAATTGTCACGACATTCACAACAACCAACCGTGTTGTATCAACTCCACGAGACTCCAGTAATCCTTTATTGACTGCTGCTTCAGTATCAAAATAGAGGCAATACCCATCAGGGTGAGTATCCAAAAAGTTTTTGACAACAGCAAGTGAGAAATAAGTTTTACCAGTACTTGACTCACCAGCAATGGCAGTAATACGATTGCTGCTAACCCCGCCAAAAATAGACCCACTAATGAGTCCATTAAAAACGTAGGATCCTGTGTCAATGAATCTTTCAGTTTCATCAATGTCTGACGCAATCTGCGTATATTCATCCCCAATCTCTTTGACTATCTCTTTTAAAAAATCCATTAAATTACCATTCCATAAGTATCACGAAGTATTTTTTTGTAAGGAGCGTCAGGATTTGCATCTCTAACATCCTTTACTAATCTCAGTTTTTCATATAAAGTTGTATCTTCAATTAAGAATGAGACCTTAGATCTACGAGGATTTAGTGCCTCAACTATGGTTGCAAGATCTTTATCATCAATAGGTAAATCCATCAGGTAAAAAATAATTCAAGGTTTACAGTTTTTTCAACGTTCCAACCAATCGCATCAAGTATTGCTTTGAGTGGTTCAACGAAGCTCTTCTCAAATTGTAGATCATAATCTATGTATTTGTCAAGTCCAAGTTCATGTGGAAAGTCTTGAATGAATGATATAACATTTTCTTGTATAATATTTGGCCTTTGTAAGTATATGAACTTGACCTTCTCACCATTACTAATTAAAGAATACTTCTTATCTAATTGCTTCTTCTTTACATAATGATTGAATAGAAGAGCACCTCTTATATGTATCGGTGTTCCTTTTGCATAGATGGTAGAAGATGCCTTATACTTACGGACATTAGATGCAGTTCTTGGAAATGCAATGTCCTCTGGATCAAGTGTCTTAAACTTTGCACGACAATCGTCTATGAAATGAATTACATCTTCTTCTGTGCCGTTCATCATTAACTTTAGTCCATCCTTAATCATAGTACGACAAGGTGCAGGAGTTGATGACTTAACTGCCTCAATACCCATCATCTTCAGTTTAGGTTCATCATATCTCACACCCTCACTATCCCATACATTAAGAATATATCTTTTCTTTGCAGTCCAAATACCACGTTCAGCAATATTCTCACGTTTCATTACCATCTTCTGCTCATAGGCATTCACGTAGTTCGCCAACGTTTCGTAAGAACTTTCAATATACTTCTCAAATTCCATCTCACAGATCTTATTAAGGAACGAAACAATGCTCGAAGCATTCTTTTCTCTGCCTTTGTATATAACTTCGACCAAAGGACCAAGATTGAGGTAGATACTATCAGTGTCACTAGCAATAACATAATCGACATTCTCCGTTTTAAGTATTTTGTTGATGAAAGTGTTCATTCGGTTTTCAATCCATCGAATCGAAACCTGACCCGATAGAGTGATTGCCTCTGCATTAGCAAGTTTGTAGTATCGAAAATATTGATTTCCGATAGCACCATAAGCAGAGTTGAGTTGAATCTTACGTGCCATCTGTATATTATTACATCTGGCAATCTCCTTTTCAAGTGTCTTCGTAGGAGTTTTTTCATATGCTTGTTTTGCAGCAAGCATTTTCTTTTTGTATATCGTACGATCTTTGTAGATCTTCTCCATTAATTCTGGAAGAAAACCTCTCTTATCTTTTCGATACATTGCACCATTCGCACAGACAGCACTGTCCTGATACAATTCAAAGTTTACCTCTTCCTCAAGGATTCGATCAACCGACGCTGTTGGATGTCTGTCATCCTTGAGGGTTTCAGGGGAAATATTATATTGCATAATAAGGTGAGGATACAGAGAATTAAGATCGAACGAAACCACCCAATCATATTTGCCTGGTATTGGTTCTTTGACATAAGCACCTGCGTATTTTTCGACTTTATCAGATCTCTCCTTGGGAGGGATTACAATATTCTGTTTCTTTAAGTAATTATAAATTATAGTATCCCACATCCGAACCTGAGAAAACACATCTGCATAGTTTGCTTTTGCGTCATATGCCATGACGATTGCAAGTTCGATGAGTTTCATCTTGTCTTCCATACGGTCAACTAGTTCCACGTCAATAATATTATATTCGACAAACTTCTGCCAACCTTTCGTATAAAAATCCTTGAATGTATCAAACTCTGAGTGATCAAGTTTCTTTTGTCCAAGTTCAACACTTGCAATATAATCCAAACGATATGATTCTTGTGCCTTGTAAGTGAACTTCTTGTAAAGATTAAGATAATCTAACTGCGTAATACCACCAATGTCATATGTAATATTCTTACGTCCTGCAATGTAAATTACATCTTCAGTTACAAGTCCCCATGGAGATAAACGTTTACGTAGTTTCTCTCCCAAGACTCTCTCAAGTCTACGTGCCAGATATGGGATATCATACAACTCACTATTCCAACCAGTAATAACTTCTGGTGTATTCTCTTCAATCATCCACCAGTGAATAAATGAATTTAACAATTCATATTCACTATCAAATCCCTTGTATATTACATTCTTCTGTTTGTTATTGAAAGGTCCTTGACCCCAAGTACGAATCTGTTTTGTTGTATAATCCTGTATTGATATTAAAAGTATTTCTTCTGCAGCAGATTCTACATCAGGGAAACCATTCTCAGACTTCACCTCAATGTCCAATGTGGTAATCTTAATCTTACTTGAGTCAAACTTAATTTCCTGTTCTGGATATTTTTCTGAAATGTATTGATAGATATATCGATCATTACCATACACCTTAAAGTTTTCAACTTCAGAATATCTTCGGATAAATTCACGACACTCTCTTACGGTGCCTGGTTCAACAGACTCAACATACTCACCCTCAAGGGTTTTGTATTTTGTCTTTTTCTTTGAAGGAACAAAAAGGGTTGGATAGAACTTCTCACGAGTGGCAAAATGTTTTCCATTTTCATAACCACGAACTAAGAAATTATCTCCAACCATTTGGACGTTGGTGTAAAACCTCATTAGGATGTCAGTTTAATATATTTGTCACGTAAATCACCAGTTGGTTGTACGAATGTAAGTGCATCACATGATCTAAGCATTATTTCAGTTTGATTTGTACAACTCAACCATGGTTCCAAAGTTTGTACATCATTTGTTTTAATCACTTTGAAAGGACTTAATAATCTACAATCAGGTTCACCAGGTACATCACCGAATGATTCTTCAATTTCTGAGATCAAGATATTACCACTAGACAAGATAATACACTGTATATTTTTTTCCATTTGATTCTAATTTCTTTATATATTATACCATAAAAAAAGAGTTCGTCAAGAACTCTTTCTTATAAATTCTCCTTCTTGAACACCTTCCTTATGATGATCTTGTGCAAGGAATGCATGTTCACAATTAGGATGTTGAAAAGCATAACATCCATTTTTTATTTTATACATAAAAACTTTATCCAAATTATCTGCAAGATTATTAAGAAAAGTTCCATGCACCTTATCACGTTTAATATCTAAATTTTCTGTTCTTGATGGAAGAGCAACTGACGCTTGAATATTTAACCAACTATCAAGAGGAGTTTTTGCTGCTTCTACAATAAGAGGATTAGTACGAGAACCCCAGTTGTCCATATTAATGTAATAATTACGAACGCTACCGTCACTAAGAACATCTTTTACATAGGGATCACTCGAACGATTAACAAAATCAGTATAAGTTTTTTCATTGTGAGAAGTGTAACGCTCTAACTTAACTGTGGTAATTCCATTAGTAGCAATGTAACTAACCATTTCTTTTACTAGAGTTCCCCTCTCGGTTTTACTTAAAGAATTATTAGATATTAGTTTAATTTCATCTTCAATCTCTTGCTGGCAGGTTAATTCTTTATGCTTAATACCATACTTAATATGCTCAATTACCTCATCTCTATCATTATTAGTAGAATTAAATATTCTCTCATTATTAAGTGCTTTTGCAAATCTTTTTCTTGCCCAATGGTTTTTACACTTTACGGATACAAACATCCAACCTAGTATGCCTAATAAAGAACTAGAATCATGTCTATGACCACCTGTAATTATATCTCCCGTATCTTCATCAATAAAAACAGGTGGTGTGCTTGGGTCAACACCATTTTGTTCGATATCATCCCTTATCTTTTTTACTTTTTTAGGGTTTGTTCCCTTAATTCTACCGATGTTATTTTGTTTGACAACATCTTTCCATAGTCCATATTGTTTATCTACTATCTCTATACCATCTATTCCCTTATCTGTGACAACAAATGTCCAGACATTTGGATCCATTAATTCTTCTGGAAAATATTCAGTTGCATAATCTGCATTATTGATTTTTAGATTTAATGATTCAGAGATTGTCATGATATAATTTTTAATTAATTATATTTTAGCATAAAAAAATAGGATGTCAAGCATCCTATAGTATTGCGTTCATTATAAACTCTTTTGATAATATTGGTTCACCGAAGATATCTAATTGTAAGTTATCTGCATCTTCAGTAACCATATCTTTATCTTTACGAGTATGTTCCCAATAACAAGTCCCATCTTTTCGTATCCAAAACCAACTCGTATTATGGGAGTCTAGTAAAAATACTTTGTAAAGGTGTGGGTATGTTTTCTTTGGTTTTTTCTCATACACCACACCCATGGCACTTTTATAAAAATTGGGATGCTCGTAATCAGAGGTAGTCTTTTCTTGCATGATGTTCTGGTATTACTTTACCCAACTTAACGGTAAGAAGTCCATCTTTGAATTGAACCTCTCTGACTTCAACATCTTCTGAAAGTGCCCATTCTCTAGTGAAACTTCTTTGAGCCAAGCCTTGATGGATATACTGGGGTCCTCCCTCTTTATCAGTTTCTTTTCGTCCTTCAACAAAAAGTTTTCCATACTCAGTATAAACATGAATTTCATTTTTCTTAAATCCAGCTAAGGCAATCTCTAAAAGAGACTCAACATTATTTAACTGAACAAGATTGTATGGTGGATAATTTGATACAGTTTCGTAAGAATTAAAAAAACGATCAAGGTAATCATCCATACCTATACCGTTCTTTGAAATTATTTTCATCAACTCTGGTAAGTTTGCAGAGTGATACCTTTGTAAGTTCATAGTTCTCCTTAGTAAGCGAGTGTTAGATTTGGATCCTTTCGGCATCC